TCCGACTTGAAGCTCTGACAGCAAGCTCATAATCACCTGGGCGATCGATTTCTCCGAGCCCTGAATTCTCAGCATTTGCCCATGTTGTTGTCGGATCATAACTTGCCCATGTTGTTGATGCTGGCACTTCATTCCATGCATCAAAAAGCACAGCGGCGAGAATTGTGTATATCTGATTGCCATCAAAATCTTTTGAAAGCACACCATTGGTCAAAGCTTTTGGCAATCGCGCCAAAGCTCCCAAAGCGATGATGTTATATGTCTGCGAAAACATAACCGAGCCAACATCCCTGACTTCAATTGCCACATCAACCACATTGCCGCCAAAGATCGGCACAAATGTTGCTGAAGTATCTTTAAGCTCAACAGAAATGGAGCTATTGATTGAAACTGGGATTGAAATCTGATCAACATCAATCAGCTGGATATTGACATATCCTGCCGCCGCTTGTTCATAGATATTTGTCCGACCGCTTTTGATGGTCAGATTTGAAAGAATCGCGTTGGTGTAGTCAGTGCCATCGATCTTCACACGCCAAATTGGCTGCCACTGTGTCATGCGATTAGTGCTCCAGCTCCACCGCCACCGCCACGATATGTGGAATTGTTCAATGTTTCAACGATTGTTCGCGCTGTGCCTTCTTTGTCCAAAGCTCCAACCACTGTGATGTTATTTGTGACCATTGAAGCCGCTTCAGCTGCTCTGAATGATCCAGCCCCAAATGAACCTGTGACCACATTTGATGTTGCCGCTGCCGCTGATGCAGCTGATGATGTTGCTGATTTAACTCCACCGCCACCGCCTGTTGCTGTGCCGCCAGTAGCTGAAGGCACAGTGATTGATGGCAAAGTTGTTGATGTTGTGCTTGTTGTTCCCACCTTTGGAATCGTGATTGTTGGTGCTGAGACTTTTGGAATTGTTGGCACATTGGGCAAAATTGGGATGGAATTGTAAGCAGAAATCAATGCATTCACAGCTGAGATTGCTCCATTGACCACAGCAACAATTGCACCTGCAACCTTGCCCACAACATCAATCACACCACCGGCGATTGTGCCAACAACCTTCAAAGCTGCACCCAACACTGTGCCGATAACAGGTGCAACATAGGTTGAAATCAATTGACCAAATGCAAGAAAAGCTTCTTTGTTGTTATCAATCGCTGTTTTGATTGAATCAAATGCACTTTTTGCGCCTTCGAGAATTGGCTGAAAAACTGTTTTGATTGTGTTGCCCACTGTGGTGATGTAACTATTGAGCCCATTTTCTTTGTTGCCAAAAGCATCGACCAATTTATTGACAACAGGCAAAGCTGTCTCGCTAAGAAAACCGATGAATTTTTCAACAATTGGCAGCAATGCCACACCAAGAGATTCTTTAGCTTCATCGAAGGCAACCTTGATTTTTGCAATCTGTCCTTCATATGTGCCAGCGTTGGTTGCAGCTGCGCCGCCAAATAAATCTGAAAGCTCGCCAGCGATTGTGTTGAAATCTTTACCTTTGAGCTCAGCTGCGCTGTATCCGACTCCAAGCTTTGCCAAAGCTGTTGTGTTGCCGTCATAAGCCTTTGCCAAAGCATTTGTGACAGTTTCCAGCGGCTTGCCTGTTGCCGCGCTTGTGTCCAATGCAAGGTTGAGCAAATCTGTTGCAGCTTTGGTGTCATTGGTTGAAAGCACCAAGCGTGACAAAGCTGGGCGAAGCTGATCATCAGCAACACCTGTTGCAAGCGATGTTTTCAGGATTTGCTTCTCAATGGATGCAATTTGGGCATCGGTTGCCCCTGTGGCTGCCTTGATAGCCGTTGCAAGCTGTGTCTGAGCCTTTTCATCCGCGATTGCAGCATTGACAGCATCCACGCCGATTTTGACCGCGTATGCGCCAGCTGCGGCTGCGGCGGCTACAAATGCAGCTCCAACAGCTGCGCCAACCTTTCCGACCTTGTCGCCAAATGAATCGACATCCTTGCTGGCTGATGTGAGATTTTTGTTGAGATCAGCTACATCGGCAAGAATCGAGAGCTTTAGGGTACGACTTCCAGTGCCAGCCATCACCACTCCTTCACAATCTCAGAGAAGCCATTCTCCCACCTTTTCAGGATTTCAGGCTGTTCGGCTCGCAATGTTGGATATATGAACCAACCGCGAGAGCCGCGACCATATTGACCTGACCAAATTGGGAATTGCTTATATTTGTTCGATCCGAATTCAGCACCGCCCCAAAGCTGTTGAGTTGTGCCGCCACCTGAAAGCTTTTGTGAAGCAAAGCCAAAAGATATTTCGCCAACCTTTGATGACTTTGAAACTTTTGAACCGCTGGCAATTCTGTCATCCAGCAAATTTTTGCTTTTCTCAGCTGCGCCTTGAATCTTGCCTTGCACATAAGTTGCCAAATCATTTGACACAGATTTGGCTTTTTTCACAGCTTCATCATCCATGGCTTTGAATGATTTGACGATGGCGCGAAGCTCAGCTTTGTCATAGGCAATGCCTTCAGAGGCTGCCTTATTTGCTGCCATTTTTGCGCCTTTCCAATAATTCAATAACAGTCAAAATATCCTCAGCTGTTTCAAATTGGTGTGGAGCTATCCCTGTGCTCAAAGATAGCTCCCACACAATACGGCTTAGGCTTCCGACTGGATAGCTTTTGGGCTTGCATCACCGACAATTACTTCAGCGATGCTTTCAGTCCATATTTCAATTGGCTTGACAGGCTTTCCAGCGGCTTCACGCTTCATGGCGTGATAAGCAAGAAAGACCAAATCTGACAGACCAATTTTGTCTTGTGCTTGACTGACGATGTTGCCAGTTGATTTCTCCCATTTGATCCACTCAGGCGGAGCTGCAACAAATGTTGCAGACTCCCCTGAGTTAAATTCAATTGTGATTGGTAGCTTCATTTTGTCTCCCGATTCTGTTGGTTTAGCTGAATGTCTCTGTTGGTGTTCCAACGACTGTGAATGTCAAGCTGACAGTTTGAGCATCAGGTGCTGTGCCGCCCACAGTTGGAAATTCAGGCATCACATTGAATGCGAAAACCGCGCCTGAAACAGCTGTCAATGAGACAGCCAATGTTGTGTTTGGTGCAGATTCTGTTGCCGTCCATAGTGCTTCGCACAGTGAACCTGAAGCTCCCCAGTCAGCAAGCATTTCAACAGCGAATGACCACTGATCATCGATGTGCTTGTATGCCTTGCCATCTAGGGTTTGATATGTCTCAATCGTTGGTGAGTTGCTTAGGGTCGCGGATGTTGCTTGAGCATCGTAATTCGTGGACGCAATCGTCAAAGTGAGATCGCGACCCGTGATGATTGTCGTTGGCACTGTTACTCCTTAATTGGTTTGTGTATATTGAGTTGATACTGAAATATCGGCAGCAAGAAATGAACCTGCACCGATCTGAACCACTGTTGGTCGCTGGACAGCTCCCACAATGTATCCCGATGGCATCGCACCGAGAATGCTGATCACAAGCTGTTCGAGGTTATCCAGCGAACCAGCGTTGCTGTTGTAATTGACAATCGCTGTCACAAGCAAATTGACCTGCACCTTTGTTGTGCTTTGATTGATCAAATTTGGTTCAAGATATGGTGAATCTGGAATCAACACAATTGCTGGACTGATTACAGTTTCAGGCACAGAGCTATATATCGAAGCCGCCAATGCAGAAAATGCATTCGCCAATGGTGTTCGGACAGAGCCGCCGATTGTGCTCGCTGTCATTGACAAATCGATTCGACATCAAGATAAGCTGAAAGCAATGAGCTGACACGAGCCGCGAGATTTTTGCCCATGCGGTAGGGTGTTGAAGCAAAATCGACACCTTCGATTTGTCCACCAGCTGCGATGCGAGATTGAAATACTTCAACGCTGACCACCAAGACAGCTGATTCGATTGCATCATTGTCTGCATAAAGTGTTGCAGCTGAATATCCTGAAAGTGTTGCTGTGCCAGCTGGGATTGATGTTCGCAATGTGACATCGGCATTTGTGATGGCAGCTGTGAATGAATATGGCGTGATCTTATCGGCGGCAACAGTTACAGTGGCAGAAAATGGAGCTGGGAGACCAGCTACAACAACAGACTGACCTGCAACAAAATGGTGTGCTCGTTGGGTGTAATAGTAAGCAACATTTGATTCGAGCTTGTAATCAACCACAGCAACCTGATTTGCAACGAGCAATGGCAAAATCACGCTTTCAGCTGTGTTGATAATTTCATCAAGATAAGCATCAGAATAAAGAGAAGTGCTCACACCGAGCACTGTTCGCAACTGTGCAGCTGTGACGATCGCTGGCATGAGCACTTCTCCTTTGTATTCTGCTCGGACGAGATCGGGAGAACCCGTCCGATGATTAGTTTGTGGCGATTAAGCCTTGTTGTTCTTGAAAGCTCCAGCGGCAATCTTTGTCGCTAGTGCTCCGTATCCGTAATAACCGATGGTGATCTGACCTGAAGCAACTACATCTGCGCGAAGGCGGTATGTATTTCCTTCGTACCATGTGTAAGCATCTGGGTTCACAATCAAGATTGTGCCATCTGCATCTGTTGCAGCTAGTGATGGATCGACATACAGATCAAGACCTGCAACATTGCCACGCAATGAATCTGGGCGAGCTACGCCGCCAGCGTTCATTGGTTGCTGAGCTGTGTAAATTGGGCGACCTGAATCATTCAGTGTCATCACATTTGACCACTGACCTGTTCCCATGATGATGTTCTTTGCGAAACCATTTGGGAGACCAGCTGTTGCACCATAAACTGATGCAGCTCCACGAGCTACAACACCAAGAAGCTCTGAAGCTGTTGGATATGTTGTTGTGGTTGTGCCGTCAGCTGTTGCAGCTGCAACGAGAGCTGCTGAAACAAATGCATTTTCTGCCTTTGCCTTAGCTGCTGCCATATTTCGTACAAGCTCCTCAAAGAATGCTGGCGAGCTGCGGTCGAGAATTTGTGTCGAGAATGTCTGTTGCCCACTGAAGGTCTTGACATCCACTGTGATGAAGGCAGAATTTTGGTCTGTCTCTGATGGTGTGCCTTCTTCAGCTGTGACAGCGACTGTTGGTGCAACTGTGATCTTTGGAATTTCGAAAGTCATTCCAGCATCGGGCAATGCACCACGAGAGATTGCATCGATTGATGGACGGATCATTGTTGAAAGGCCATTGACAACCTCTGAAAGCTGGCGTGTTGGTACGAGACCAGCATTGTCGGTTGTGTTGTCAGCTGCGCGAACATACTGACGAGCATCTTCATCGCCCATTGCTGCGCGAATTGTGTTTTCTACATACTTTGCGGCTGTGAACTCTAGGCGTGGCTTTGTAAATGAGCCACCCACTACAGGTGCAGCTGCCTTGATTGACTGAGTAGCTTCCACCGACTCTACGGCTTCCGCGTTTGTGACGGCGTTTTCCACTTCGTCTCCTTCTTGTGTTGTTGGGTTTTCTGCATCCACATCGGATTCAGAAACTTCTTCGGCGACTTCTTCGCCCTCTGTTGCAGCTACGGAATCGACACGAGCATTTTTGAAAGCTGGGTTGTGTGTTAAAGCAACGCCTGTCAAAGTACCTTTTGAAATCACCAATGTGCCATCTTCAGCCCATGTGTATTCTTCGGCATCAACTTCAACAGAAAAGCCGTCACGCAATCCATCCTGTGCTTCGACCAAGCTGTCTGAACCAGCTGTTGTATTGGCAATCTTGAAAATTCCATCCATTGTTGTCTTGTCATCTGAAAGTGAAACATCGATGGCGCGACCGATCGGGCGATCTGATTGATGCTCCAAATTGAGCTTCACTGTAGCTGGCTCAACTGATCCAATTTCGAACATGACTTTGCCGGTGGATGCATTCGCAGCAACGCCAAATTCCAAAATGCGACCTGCAATTGTTCGCGAATTTGTATCGGCTGCACTGATCTTGAATGGTGTGCTTATCTTCATGAAATCATTTCCTCTGCTCGTCTAATTTCATCGATGGTAATTGCTGCATTCCCTTCAGCATCAACAATGCCGCTGAGAATCTTGTACACATTGGCTCTTTCCATTGCGCTTCCGCGTAGGTAAGAATCCAAATCAAATTTTGCAATTTGTGATGAAGGCAAGAAATCAGGCATTGACATTCTTTCTTCAATTGCTGTCATCATTGGTCGCAAAGAAAAGTCCAGCAATGATTTTCTTGTTGTTTCGCTGTTTGAATATGTCATTGATGATCCAGTTTCAGCATCAACAAAAAATGCTGGGATGCCAATCGCCCTGGCTAATTCTGTCGCGATGTAACTTCTCGCTGAAGCCAGCTGCAATTTTTCAGGATCGAAACCGATTGTTTCCATTTTCACATCGGCATTTAGAAATGCTGTGCTGCGATTACGGCGAGAAGCTCCCCATGCATCGAGCAAAGCTCTGATGCGATCAGCTGGCAATGTTGTGCCATTTGATGAGAGAACCATTGACGGAATTGG